CCTGCGTATGGACATGGACTCTCGTGCTCTTACAAGTGCTCCTATGATGGCTATGGATGCTACTCGCTTACCACGTGGTGCTAAGTTTGAAGTACGCCCAGGTAAACAGTTCCTGACCAATGGCGATCCTAACCAGATCATGATGCCTTTGAAGTTTGGTGCTTATGACCCATCTTCGGTGCAAGCCTCCCAGAACTATGAGCGTATGCTCTTGCAAGCTACAGGTACTGTTGACAGTGCAGGTATGCCTTCAGCAGCTCCTCGTGATGCTGGCGCTGGTGGTATGTCAATGGCTATGGCAGGTATCATTAAGAAGTACAAGCGTACTTTGAGTAACTTCCAAGAAGACTTCTTGATCCCTTTCATTAACAAAGCTGCTTGGCGTTATATGCAGTTTGACCCCGAGCGTTATCCTTCTGCTGATGTTAAGTTTGTTCCAACAGCAACACTAGGTATCTTGGCTCGTGAGTTTGAACAACAACAGTTCATTGCTTTGTTGCAGACATTAGGCCCGAACACTCCAGTGCTTCCTTTGATCTTAAAAGGTATCTTAGGTAACAGTTCATTGACTAACCGCTTTGAGCTTATTCAAGCCCTGGACAAGATGAGTCAACCTGATCCTAATGCACAGGCTATGCAGCAACAGCAACAACAGTTAGCTTTGCAGGCTGCACAGGCTCAATTAGGCTTACAAACTGCTCAAACTCAGAAGTATCAAGCTGAAGCTCAACAGACAATGGTTGAAACTCAGATGATGCCTGAGAAGATGAAGATTGACATCATTCAGAGTGCTGCTACCAACTTGGATAATGGTGGTGACTTTGAGAAGCGATTGAAACTCGCTGACATGATGCTCAAAGAGAAACAAATCAATTTGAAATCTGCTGATATTGCCTCTAACGAGCGTATCGCTGCACTTCAAATGGCAAATAAAAGTAAATAATTAACATTGAAAGGAGTTTCCCCTTATGGATAAGGAACTTCAGACCTATTATGAAGAATCTTTCTCAACTATGTCCACTAAAGGGTGGGCATTCTTGATGGAAGACTTCAGCAAGTTAAGAGTAGAGCTAGAAAACATCCGAACGGTAAAAGACGCACAATCATTATCTTATCGTCAAGGCCAACTGGATATTCTAGACCTAGTTTTAAACCGTAAGAAGACTTGTGAAGACATTTATGAGCAACTACAGCAAGAGGAGATCGCATAATGCGCCGAATGTTTGAGTTTGAATGTAAAGATAATCACATATCTGAATCGTTTGTTGATGAATCAGTCAGGGAAATCGCTTGCCGAGCCTGCGCTGCACCAGCAACAAGGATCATTTCCATGGTTAATATGAGGTTAGAAGGTGTCTCTGGCGCTTTTCCAACTGCATACGATGCCTGGGAACGTAAACGAAGTGAGAAACTGGCACAAGAGAGGAAAACCTCTTACGCTGTACCAGAATAACACTTCACAAAGCAGGGTAGATACTAGAAGTATTAGTATTTGCACATTTTATAGTCCTATAATCTCATTAGAGACAGGAGAAAGACAGTATGGCACTTATTGAACATGAATCGTTTGAAGGCGAAGACATTGCAAACGAAGATGAACAGGTAAACGAGACTCCTTCACAGGAACAAACTCCAGAACCCGTTGTAGAGAATGTAGTTCCTGATAAATATAAGAACAAGTCACTAGATGATATTGTTAAGATGCACCAAGAAGCTGAAAAGATGATTGGTAGGCAAGCACAGGAAGTACATGAAGTACGATCTTTGGCAGATCAGCTTTTAAAGCGACAACTCGATGCAGATAAGACACCTACGGTTGAGAGTGCGCCCGAAGTAGATTTCTTTGAGAACCCTCAAGATTCTATTAAACGTGCGATTGAGAATAATCCAGCAGTATTAGAAGCAAAGCAAGCTAATCTAGAGCTTAAACGGATGAAGACAGCACAACAACTTGCTGCTAAACACCCTGATTTTGGAACCATTGCACAAGACAGTGGATTTCAGGAGTGGGTAAAAGCTAGTCCAGTGCGCTTAGGCCTTTATGCTAAAGCAGATGCTAACTTTGATTTTGAATCAGCGGATGAACTCTTAAGTACATATAAAGAACTTAAACAGGTTCGATCAGTAAATGTCCAGGACGCAGGGAAACAACAGAAAGCACAAGCCTTAAAAGCCGCTGGTGTTGATACAGGTGGTTCTGGAGAGGTTACAAAGAAAGTATATAGACGTGCGGATTTAATCCGTCTTAAGATGACCGACCCAGATCGTTATGAGCAGCTTCAACCTGAAATTATGGCTGCTTACAATGAAGGTCGAGTTAAATAAATTTATTAATTGAAATTATAGGAGTATTCAAATGGGATTAGGTACTAATAACGTGACAGTGACAACCGCAGCTAACTTCATTCCAGAAATCTGGTCTGATGAAATCGTTGCAGCTTACAAAAAGAGCTTGGTCGTTGCTAACAACGTGAAGAAGATGAGCTTCCGTGGCAAGAAAGGTGACACCGTTCACATTCCTTCGCCTACTCGTGGTTCTGCTTCTGCTAAGACTGCTGGTAGCCAAGTGACTCTGATCGCTGCTACTGAAGGTGTTGTGGACATTGCTATCTCGAACCACTACGAGTATAGCCGTTTGATCGAAGACATCGTGGAAGCACAAGCATTGTCTAGCCTGCGTCAGTTCTACACTGATGATGCTGGTTACGCTTTGGGCAAACAAGTTGACACCAGCTTGATCCAGTTGGGCCGTGGCGCTCGTAGCGGTAACTTGGCTAACGCTCAGTACTCAGGTGGTATCATCGGTTCTACTGGTGCTGCTTACACCTACGGTACTTCCAACGCTGCCGCTATTGCAGACGCTGGTATCCGTAAGGCTATCCAGTTGTTGGACGATCAAGACGTGCCTATGGACGGTCGTGCTCTGATTGTTCCACCTTCTGCTCGTAACAGTATGTTGGGCATCGCTCGTTTCACTGAACAAGCCTTCAAAGGCACTGGTTCTACATTGATGAACGGTGAGTTTGGTGACATCTATGGCGTTAAAGTGTTGGTGTCTACCAACTGCGATACCGCTGCTGGTAACACTGCTTCTGACCGTGTGGCATTGATGTTCCACCGCGACTGGGCTGTGTTGGTTGAGCAGATCGGCGTTCGTTCGCAAACTCAGTACAAACAAGAATATCTCGGTACTTTGTTTACCGCTGATACCTTGTACGGTGTGGGCGAGTTGCGTGACTACGGCGCTGTGCCAATCGTTGTGACCGCTTAATTGTAGTCTAATAAAAGGTTCCCCTTCGGGGGTTCCTTTTTCATAGGCTATGCTTATAGTTTATAAGAAAGGAATTATATGAGTACAAGATTTCAAATGGTAGGTTCAGAGAATCCCAATACGATTGCTGAAGTAATCCATGAACATGATATTAATAGTTTTCGTAGTGATCCAGGCTGGTATGAATTACCTCCTGTAGTTGAATCAGAAGTTAAATCAGTTAAAGCAACTAAACAAGTTAAATCCAGTAAGGAATAATAATGAGCTTATATCGTGGCGCAGGTGGTGCAAGTGATGCTACCGATGATTCTACAGTTAGTGCCGTAGCTGGTTACGCAGCCAGTGCTGCAAGTTCGGCTACCAGCGCAGCTACTTCGGCAACCAATGCTAATAGTTCCTCTAGTACAGCAACTACCGCTGCTTCGACAGCTTCTACAGGAGCATCTACAGCCACTACACAGGCTTCTAACGCTTCAACTTCAGCTACCAGTGCAGCAGCATCGGCTGCAACAGCTACAACACAAGCTAGCAATGCCTCTACAAGTGCCACCAATGCAGCTACAAGTGCATCTACAGCATCTACATCGGCTAACAATGCAGCCTCTAGTGCATCTACTGCAACTACTCAAGCTACCGCAGCATCTTCTAGTGCTACCGCAGCAGCCTCTAGTGCAGCTTCTGCTTTATCGTCTAAGAATAGTGCCTTAGCTATCTATGGTAACACCACTGCTATGTATAACGCAGTGGATGCTGCTGCTGCCAGTGCTACAACAGCTACCACACAAGCTACATTAGCTGGTACTCGTGCTACAGCCGCTGCTGAGTCTGCTACAGCCGCTAATGATGCTGCTACAGTTGCAAGTGGATGGGCTACTTCGGCTCAGAACTCTGCTAACACTGCTCAATCTTATATCACTTCTATCTCTGCTGATGTTGACTCAGCAGCTACGTCTGCGGCTGAATCTGCTGCTAGTGCTTTAACAGCCTCTAATGCAGCTACAACTGCTTCCAACGCAGCTATCAGTGCTGCTGCCATCACTGGGCCAGGTACAGGTGTATTTGCTGCTCTGCCTATCACGACAGACTCTACTATCACTGCTGGTGGGACTATTTCTGCTCCTACTTTACGGGCTACAAGTTATTTGTATTCGGATGCAGGATCAACACTTACAGGTTATAATGATATTCGGGGTTCTTTAGCTATCCGTAACTCGGCTGTTA